TGCGTGGATGGCCACGATGCGTTCGCCTCGGGCTTTGGTCACTTCTGGTGAGTGTTGGCGGGTTCTTACGTGGGCGCCATAGGCGGCGCGACGCTCTGGTGTCCACCAGTCCTTTTTGCTGGTATTCACCCAGGTCTTGGTTACCGTGGTGCCGTCGGTGAAATGGAACTCCAGGTCGCGCTTGCCGGTCACCACAATCTTGGTAACCCGTTCAGCGAATTCTGCGTCATCGAATTCGGTGAGGCCGAGGGCTTCTGCGCAGACGGGTTTAAGGATGCGCTCGGGAATATCTGCCCCGATGGCGCAACGGCCATCTTTGCGTTTCCGAGAGGAGCAAACCCAACTAACTAGCTTGTCGCCAAGTTGGGATTGCTTGGCTTGGTTTCTCCGGGTGGTGCGAACGTAACTACAGCCACAAGCCGGGCACCGCAGTTTGGAAGTAAAGCAAGTAGTATTAAGCGATTTATTGAACCGGGGGTCTAAATACACATCACCATCGCCGCGCACTATCCGGCGGCTGGCCATCTCGGATTGTACAAAATCATAAACGTCTTTTTCGATTATGGCTTCATGAGTATTGGGAACCCAATACTGTGGCAGTTCGCCACGGTTAGTTTTCTGCCGCCCATTTAGCGGGTCGACGTTGTAATACTTTTGGAAAAGCATATTGCCGGTGTAATGCACATTGCTCAGCACGCTCTTAATGTTGGAATCCAACCACGGGTACCCGCCCCTGGTGGTAATGCCCTCAGCGGCGAACTCGCGCTCGGTTTCGAGCCGGGATTTGCCGTCAAGGAAGTTGGCGAAGATGCGCCGCACAATTACCGCTTCATCTGGGATGATGGTTAGTTGGTCGCCCACCCATTCGTAACCGTAAATGGTGAACTTGCCGTTGGGTCGTCCTTGCTCCCACCGTTTGCGGATTGACCACTTCGCGTTCTCTGACAAGTTCTGCACTTCCGATTGGGCAAACGAGGCAAGGATGGTTAGCATCAGTTCACCGTCACCGCTGAGCGAGTTGATGTTTTGTTCCTCGAAATAGACGGCCACTCCGAGTTCTTTCAACCGGCGTACTACGGTCAGCAGGTCAACGGTGTTGCGGGCGAATCGGCTAACTGACTTGGTGAGGATCAGATCAATTTTCCCGGCCTCGCAGTCAGCTAGGAGTCGCTGGAACTCTGGCCGATTCTTAGACGTGCCAGATAGGCCACTATCGCTGTAGACCCCCACGTATTCCCATTCGCCGCGTTTCTGGATGTAATCGTTGTAATACGACACTTGCGCGGCCAAGGAATTCAACGTCCGGTCAGTCTCCATCGAAATCCGTGTGTAAGCCGCTACCTTTTTGCGCGTGGGAATTACCGGCAAAGGTTCCAATTTGATTATCTTAGGCAATATTATCCCTCCTTTTCCTTTCTTCTATTACTCACTCTGAAAGCGGAAATAGTCAAGGTGTCCTTGCGGCTAAACTGCCTATGACCGGCTGGTATTTAGCCACCATTAATGAGTTTGCGATTTTGAATTCGGCCTCGGTAATCAAACTGGCTTCAAGCATTTTGCTGACAAGGTTCATGGTGGTCTGGTATGCAAATTCCCGGTTGAATTGGTCAGTGTTCATTAGGCTGCCACCTGGAAGCGGGCAGCCACATAGCAATCGTGTGTGCAGTATTTACGACCCTTGTTGCCGTAGGCTTCGAACCGTTCACCGCAGTTTTGGCAGGTGAACACGTAAGTTGCGGCCTCAGTTCGGGCGGGGTTTGCTTTCCACCAAGCCGTCCGGCATTCTGGTGAGCAAAAACGGCGCCGCTTACGGCCAAGCACCTGGAATATTTCAACCCCACAATTGCGGCAACAACCCTGCTCCCCAACACCGTCAGTGGGTTGGGTGCCGCCCAGGTCATTGCGCTGGCAATACGACTTGACCGTGTTCATACTTACGCCCAGCAGCACTGCGATGCTCTTATATGTTTGTCCTTGCTGGCGCAGTTTCTTTATCCGTTGCCTTTGTAAAGCATCCATAGTGGCCTCCCCGTCTTGTTGTTCGGAGGGTGGAAATAGGTAAACCGCCCTTCTAACTGTTGCCAGACAGCAGAAGGGCGGTTAAGTACCAACAGATAGAACTAGCTGCTGGTAGTGATGATGGCGCCGGTAAACCCAGCCGCTTTGACCTCTTTGAGGATGGCCTCAGCGTTAGCTTTTACGGTAAACGCGCCGACTTGGACACGGTAAATCGTGTTCGACTTCGGTGATTGCGCTGGTGCCGGTGGTGCTGGCGTGGCCGGAGCCGCGAGTAGTTTCTTGACGTCGGCTCGGAACGTGGCCATCGATTTGCCGTGCTTGGTGAACCAGTAAACCGGGTCGCTGTGATTGGATGCCAGGCCGCGCTGGTGACCCTCAACATGTCCGATGATTACGCCATCGCCCGTGGGGTCAAGTCCATACTCCCGGCAGAGATACGCACACAGTTCCGTGGCCTCCCGGTAAACCGCAGCAAAGTAGGCGGCGTCAGTAAGCGCATCTTCACAGATTTCAAATCCAATGTGCGAATCATTAGCACTACCTTTGGTGCCGCTGCCGCAATGCCAGCCCCGGTAATTCCACGGCAACGTCTGATAAGTCGCCACCGTGCCGTCCGCAAGTTTGCCGATGAAAGCATGAACGCAAACCTGCCGCCCATCTGGAGTGGCCTGATTCCAATGATTACCATTCGGATTCCTGCCGAGCAGCCCATCATCTGGCCCCACATACCGCTTCAAGTTCGGGTTATTAGCAGCCGTGCTATGAACCATAATCCCGCGCGGCTTAATAACCCGTCCGGCCTTATAGCAATTGTTATTGGTGAGAAATAGTTTATGCAGATTCATTAGTGGTTCCTCCATCATTGTTGTCGCGGATTTGCTCCAAAACTTCCTTAAATTTCGCGGGTACGGGTAGCCCGAGGCGGACTGAGTTTTCGATAACGGACAGGCACTCGTTAGCGATGTAAAAGAACACAATCGCCGTCCGGAGCGTGGCCCCGGAGTGCAGCACGAACTGGTCAATCAAATGCGCGATACCGATGAGTGCGAATATGGTTACTTTCTTGGCGATGCCACGGGCGCCGACTTCGCTGGAGAGTTTGCGTTCCACTATGGCGACCAGCACCCCGGTCACGTAGTCCAACACCACAAATGTAATCAGGGCGAAGACTAGGCCGTCGATGCCGCCAAACAGCCAGCCGAGGAAGCCGCCGACTACGGCGGTTATGGCTTCTAGGTTGGGCCAAATAAATTTCATATCGGTTACCTCCTTATTGGGTAAATAAAGAAGCGCCCCACCGGAATTGGTGAGACGCAGGTACGTGGGTGATGGTTAAATTTGCTTGGGTAAGCCGGACTCCCAGAGGCGGAGGTCTTCTTGGCCTAGTGACCAGAGGGCGAAGCCGCGTAGGTTCCAGCGGTAGGCGGCTTGGTTCGCCCAATAGACCAGGGAATCTACGTCTTGGTAGTAGACGATGCCAAACCCCTCACTATCGCCGAGGAATAGCCGGGAACACCAAACGTTAATATCGTGCGGTGCGAATACCGCTTGATAATCAGCATTACACGCAATTGGCAAAACGGCGGAGTGGTAGAAGTCGTAATCCATTGAAATGTCATCGGTACGGGTTGATAGCTCTTCGACATTGTTTTGGAGGGTAAAGACTTCGAATTCATTATCCCAAGCAACGCCGCTCCGGTTTATGCGCCCGTACTGGGTGGTGGTACCGTCTGGCATGGTCACATCGAACGCCTCATACGGTTCATAAACCCACGCCTCGCCCAGCCGCAGCAACTCACATTTGATTGGCCCATCGGATTGGATGCCTGCATTGCCGGTGGCCGGGCTGACCGATGCGGTAAACCGCAGCACGTTGGAAGTGCCGGAGTAGACGCGGACTTGGTTGCCGCGCTTCCGCATCTCCAACAAATACATAATCGGATTCGACCGGATACTGGCATTGGAGGTCTTGGCATAACTGCCCTGCCAACTCCCGAGCAATGTTGAGCCTTGGTAAAGTTCCACGCGCTGGTTGTCAATGTTAATGCAGCAAAAAATGTTGCCAAGAAACACCCCAGCCCGGCCACTCCCATTAGCTGGGAACGCAATCCGGGCGCGCAGGTGAACATCGTTGAATTGGTTATACTTCCACGCCAGTTGCCCGCTGCCCTCAAGCTGGGAGTAAACCCTGTCCATTGAGTATTGCTCAGACCGCCACACCGCCCAGGAGCCGCTGATGGATTGCCAGTAGGTGGATTGCAGGGTGGTGTAATCCCGGAAATCCTCATACCAAATCAGCGCCGAATCAGATTTGCGCCGCAACACCTCGGTCGTCAATCTGAATCCGTGGTTGGGTTGCGCCATCGTCCCATCGGTCGCCTTAAACGAATGCGGCGATAAATCGAACAATGCCGAACCA